GCGATAAAATACAAGACCCGAAAGATATATTTGAAGACCCTGCGGAATTTTTAGATGAAGACAAAGGCGGATTGTTTGAATTAGGATTAGCCCAAAATTATGCCAAGAGCGACTTGAAATTTGGTGCTTTCCTTGCTTTGGAATATCCCGAATTGTTTGAGCGTGGTATGGATAATTTCAAAGATATGCTAGTTGAAAATAATGATATGTTATATTTGGCGGTTGATCTATGGCAAAAAATTGAAGATGAGCGTGAATATAAGTGGAAACAATTAGAAGATGAGTGGCTTAATGGGGATCGTTCGGGGTATGGATTAATAGGCGAATTGGTAAAGAAGCTATTGGCAAGGGATATATTTTATCACGCCCCGAGCGGTGAAGTGCGACTTGATTTTGAGCCCGAAGACTTGCACGAATTATTGTGCGGTTGCGGTATGTTTGAGCCGAGAAACAATGAAGAGCCTTGCGAAATTGCCGACAAGATACAGAAAGATGATATTGATCTTGATAAAGAATTAGCCTATGCGGTTTATGGAATGGGGTATACACGAAATCAAGACAAAATTAGGCTTGCCAATTTGAGAAAAAAAGAGCGTATTGAGCGGAAAGAATGGGAAGCCAAAAAAGCCGAAGAGCAATCCGAGCGGATCAAAAATCAAAAAATCGCCCGAGCCGAGAAGCTAAGAGCGATGAAAAAATAATTTGCCATACATCATAATACGAAAAAAATATGCAAAAAGAAATATACGAAAAATTAAAGATCGCCAAAAATTGCTTTCAATTCTACAAAAAAATTGACGCTTTGACCCAACTTGAATTTTACACATCAAAGAAAATCCAAGCCGAAGTTTTAGAATATGAACAAAGCTACATATTAATTATTTTTTGAACGCCTAAACACTAGCACAAAAAAACAGAATTGGCAAGGGTTACGCCTTGCCTTTTTTGTTATGAAAGAAAAAAAATGCTATTGTGTAATACAATATACAAGCGGGTATGCTGTACGCTTGACAAGGCGGGCGGGATATGCTAAGATTAAAAGTAGTTAAAGCACATTTACAACAAAAGGCAAAAGGAAAGCCACCAAGCATTATTTATTTTTCTTGATTGTGCGTCTTTCCTTTCCGCCTTTTGATTGTAAAGACGCTTTATAAATTAATTCTTTAAAAATTAAAAAGATGAGCAAAAAACTAGCAAATGAGCTTTTGGCGTATATGTTAGATAATCGGCTTTTTGTTTGCCAATATGCGGGACAAACAATTTCCCGAAGCTATTGTGAATATATACTAGATGAAGAGTAAACGCCCGACAGGCGAAAGCGGGGCGGGGCGGAAATCAAACGCCCCAACAACAAATTAATAAATTAATTTTATCATTAATCAAAAAGATGACGGCGGGTTTTGTACTGGGGATATAAAAGACGCTTTGGAAATGGCGGGCGTATCAATTTATTAAACTTTTAAAACTACAAAAAAATTATGAGCAACTACAAAAAAGAAATGCAAAGCTTTGCAAAATGCTTTGAAGCAAAAGAATTTGAAAGAGCCAACAACGAAACCGAAACGCTAACAGTTTTCACAGATGAAGCAATGCAAAAAGAAAGCCCGCTATGTGATTATTATCAAGTGCTAAGCGAAATCATACACAGCAACAACATCGGGGAAAATTTTGCATATCAGACAGTGGGGCAAGTTGTGGACGAATTGGCAGATCTTGAAGATATAAACGAAGCCGAAGAGTGGGAAAGTTCAGAATTTGCAGACAGTAACACAGATATATACACCGCAGGGCTTACCGCTTGGCTTGCGTCTAGCGTCTACAATGTGGAGTATTTAGGGCAAGCAGTCGCAGAGCTTGACGCAACTGAAGGCATCGCAATTTTGCAGGGGGCACAATATCTCGCATTGCAAGAGTTGGCAGATGAAACAAGAAACGCAATAGTCAAATTTTTGGAAGACAAGGACACCGAAGAAGAAGAGGCATAGCACACAAAAAGCAGAAAGAGCCCGCAAAGGGCTTTTTTTGTTGCCTAAATACGCCAAAATACCCCGCCAAGGTAACATTTTTATTAATAAGGGTATATCGTAACATCTTAAAAGCTTTTAAATGTAAAAAGTTTATGCAAGTGCCAAGGCTTGCCAAGTATAATAAAATCAAAATTCCGAAATCCCCCGCAGAGGTAACATTCCAAAACAAAAGAATATATAATAGAATTAAAACATCTTAAGGGGCTAAAAATGAAGTTATAAGGGCTTTTTTTGTTTTGGGGGTATATTGATACCCTTTTTTTAAGGTGATATTTTAAGGGGCTATTTTAGAGCATTGAGTAAATCAAAGAAATCAGAGAAGTCTAATAAAGGAAGTATTACAACAATATAAAAATAGATTATTGTCAAGGGCTTGCAAGTTATACCCCGAAACAATTCCCGAAACATACCCCCGAAATGGTACTAATATACCACTTTGCAGTATAAAGGGCTTAGAGGTCAACTCAAGAAGCCTATTAATGGCTATATCAAAGCATTAATAACACATTGCACATTATAGGGTCTTATAATGTATATTGTGCGACGCTAGAAGCAAGGCATAATAAATGGCTTGTATAAGGTAATGTACTATATATATGTTATTTGACAGGGGGTTAAGTATGTGTTGTTATATGTGCGATTTGCATAGTGTTTTTATAAATATATGCACACCCAACAGCAGGTCGGCATAGCACCCACCACCCCCGTTTTATTTGCCAGGGACCCATACATCCCTGGGGACACACAATTTTCTAAAGAGAAAAGACCCCCCCCGCCTTCTTTCAAAACACAAGTCCTCCAAAAATTTTCTAAAAAAATAAAAAGGCTTAGGTAAAAGGATAATGATACCTCCAATTAACGATAGGCTAACGATAGGCTAACGATTGGCTAACGATAGGCTAACGATTGCTAACGATTCTAAAAATGTGTGTTATAGTATATTTATGAAGAAATGCAATAATTGTCTTAAAGAGTTTGAACCTAAAAATCCTAAAGGAATATTCTGCTGTAATTCCTGCAGAGTTATTTATTTTAAGAAAACTAAAAGGGCGATCGAGAAGGTCAATCTTCTTTGTATTGAGTTGGATAAAAAAAATAAACCTGTTTTTAGGTAGCATTAGACTACTCTTTGACTTATGTCCAAAAATGTGCTATAATGTAAGCAAGATTGTTTCCCCCTGATGGGGATCAGGGAGCATAAACTCCCGAAGAGCTGTAATCTCTTCGGGGGGTAGCAATTTTCTCGATTGATAAATCATCCCCATTGTTTATTGTCGATATTGCGATTGGGGTTAATCCCCATATACTAATAGAACTTTGTTATTATATGGAGCTTAATAATTTATTTTAAATCAATGGCTAAGAAAAAGGGCGGTAAAGGTGGTAAATGCTAACTACTTATTACTTATGGGTAAAATACGATCTCCAAAAGGAATTAACATTGCGTTAATTGCTGATAGACCTAAAGGAAGAGGGAAAGACAAAAAGCCACGCAAAGTTGGTCTTCTTAGGTTAGATGCTAGAACTCCTAATCCGACTAAAGAGATGCTGAAGGATTCTCCAGAAGTGATTTATTGGACTGAGAGAGTTGAAGAGATGCGAATGATGCTGGATAAGCACATTACTGCGACCTACAAAAAGAAGGCGAAGAACTCACCGCTAACTCCCCAGAGCCTTGCTAAGATTGGGTATGAATATTTGAAAAATGAGATCGCTAATGGTAGACCTCTGACTGTTTCTGGCTTGGCGTACATGCTGAGAGTAGATAGGGGTGTGCTTATTAGACTTCAGAATATGGAGCCGAAGACCCCAGCGGAAACTGCATTCAAAGATGTTGCTACAAAGCTAAGGGCGTTTATCGAAATGTATGTTGAACAGATGCTCCACATGAAGCAGAACCCCACAGGAAGTATTTTTGTTCTCAAGAACTTCGGTTGGCAAGACAAGGTAGAGATGGAACATAGTGTCTATCAGGGTCTTTCTAATGAGGAGAAGGAGGAGGCGAAAACAAGAATGCTTAATTTTTCTGAGTAATATTTTATGCTTGATAACAAGGACCGCTTCGCCCAGGAGTTTCAAGAGCTAATTGAACTTCGGGACAAGGCTAAAATAAAGAGGTTCTTTGCCAAATTCGATTCACTAGATGATTTGTCTATTAAGTGTATTATGTGGGGGCATTTTTTTCTGCCTAAATATTTTCCTTCGGCTACCCCAGCGTTTCATTTTAGTTTGGTTAGAAAGTTCTTCAATAATAAGAATGAATATAACGCCTATCCTCGAGGATTCGGAAAGACAACGCTAATTCAGCTTTGCATTTTCTATTCGTTGGTTAATGGATTGGATGAATTTATTGTTCTTATTGAGAAGACCTTTACGGAAGCATCCGAAGTGTTGGAAGCTATTCGTGAAGAGTTTAAAATGAACGACAAGATTATATGGGTGTATGGTGAACTTTCAAAGATTGGTCCGCAGTCAACAAACGTGCAGGATAATTTGAAAGATAGTGTCGGAGATTTTTTTATAAACGGATGTCGTCTTCGTGCTAAGGGATTTGATTCGCCTATTAGAGGTTTAAAATCTCGTCACACTAGACCTACTCGGATTGTTCTAGATGATGTTGAATCAGATGAGCACATTGAAAATATTGAACAGCGTCAGAAATATTTGAACAACTATATTAAGGGGATTATACCTGCTCAAGATAATCGCAATGGTGTTACAAAGATGTGGGGAACGATACTCCACGATGACTCCTTATTATCAACGCTGATCAAGAATCACAATGGAGAAATTTTAAGAGCATGGAACGCACAGCGTGAACTTCTCTGGGCGACTTACTGGACTATCGAAAAGTTAGAGAGCAAGAGAAAAGAGATGGCGATTGATGGCAAAGGGGACAGTGCATTTTATCAGGAGTATTTTAATGAGCCTGTATCAGAAGATGATGCGATTTTTAACAGGCAGATGTTTCATTATTTTAATAAATTGCAGCTGGAGAATATTCGAAAGAAGCCACACAACATTTATATAATGGTGGACCCAGCAATTTCAAAAAGAGAAACCGCAGATTTTACAGCAATAATCGCAGTATTAGTTGATCAGCTAAATAGGGTTTATGTTCTTGAAATTATTAGAGAACGCTTAGACCCTATCGAAACTATTAAAGCGTTATTCGCAATGTATGAGAGATGGCAACCAGTAGCAGTCGGGGTTGAGTCAGTTGCTTATCAAAAATCATTGATATATTTTATTAACGAAGAAAAAAAGAGAAGGAACTCCATTGTACGGAGTATGGTAGTAAAAGAGGTTAAGGCAGATACAGACAAGGCTAGAAAGATTAAAGGATTACAACCTCGCTATGCTATCGGTAATGTCTATCACAACAGTGATGACCCTAATACAAAAGTATTAGAGAGTGAATTAACAAGATTCCCTAGAGGTTCAACAGATGACATAATCGATGCATTAGCCAGTGTTAATCAGATGATTATTGGAATAGTAAAACCAATACATAAAGAATATTCTCGCTTTGCATCTCTAGCTAAAACTCATAATCAGGCAAAATACTAATGGATAAAAAAGAAGAAATCAAAACAGAACTTTCTTTCACTCCTTCTGATAAACAACAAAAAGTTACATCAAGAGTTATTGAAAGAATAAATCTGATGAAGATTGAGCGTGATAAACCACGTCAAGAATTTGATGGTAGAACACTTACAGAATATGTTAATGATAATACGAATGCCTATAACGGAATCGTATCTCCAGAAATAAAAGCATCTAAAGAAGATTGGCAATCACTTATTTTTGATAATAAGACTCGAGGCAAGGTGAAAGCTATCGTTGCGATGGTAGCGGCAACCAGACCATACCTTAATCTTATTGGAGAAACTGAAGAGGCTGATAAATATGCTGAAGACTTTTTTCAACTTTACGATTACTCCCACCGAAAAGAAAATGGTTCTTACAAAATGTACAAACAGATTTTAGCAGCTGCTATTAAGGGAACTGTGATCGTAGAAGAAAAATATACCGAGATTAAAAAGAAGGTAAAAGAAATTACATCAATAGATGTTGAAACAGGACAAGTTGAATTTGTAGAAAAAGAAGTTATCAAAGATGGAGCAGGGCAAATTACTTGCGATATAGTTCCACTCTTAGATTTTTATATGAATGAGTCCCACGCTGATATAGTCGAGGACTGTTTTAAGGTAGAGTATCTCACCAAGGCGGTGTTTCTTAGCAAGTATGGAAAATATCCTAACGCTGATGTTGTTGGAGCTGGAATTTTATACACCAACCCAGATGGAAGTGCTTACAAAAAGTTAAAATCTGATAGACATGACATAGTTGAAGTTATCAAGTACTACAATGAGCTCGAAGATGAGTTCATTCTCCTCGCTAATGGTATTTGGATTAACCCACAAAAGGAAGACAGCGTTTGTCCGCTTCCGTTTGACCACAAAAAGCTACCATTTGTCAAGACTTACTTCGAAATGGCTGATGAGGAAGCTCAATATGGAAAAGCACTCCCAGATTTGATCGCTGGAGAGCAAGACACTATCAATGCAGTGCTTAGAATGATGATTGACCAAGAAATTCTATCAATTCACAAGCCAATCTTGCTTGGAATGGGGGTGGAATTGGAGTCTTATCAGTTATTCCCTGGAAAACAGGTTAGAACATCGGGAGATGTTGCTCAAATTAGAGAGATGAGTATGAGCGGAGCTTCTCAAAGTTCGTTTATGCTTATTGATTGGCTCGAAAAGAGAGCAGACGTGAACACCTCCATCGATAATGGTGCTCAAGGTGTCAGCGGAACTAGAAAAACTGCAAAGGAAGCGATGATATTAGATGAAAATGCTAAAAGAATCGCATCAACCTTCCAGATTTTCATTTACAAGTTGATCCGAGAGCGAGCTGAACTTCGAATACCGAATATTAAGCAATTTTATAAGAAAGCTGTCAAGACTAAAGAGATTACTGACAAGAATGGAGCACCTATATTAGACAATAATACTGGAAAAGTGCAAACTATAGATGTGATGAGAGAAATTCCAGTAGCGACCCCTGGCAAAAAGACTCAATGGTTGAAAGTTACACCCCAATTACTATCCCAAGATTTTGAAATACGCATAGAAGAGGACTACGAGATGTCATTCACACGCACACAACGCATAGAATTGGCTCGTGTGATGCTTGATGAGTCCAAACAAAACCCATTACTAAATGCTGACGAAGTAACGATAGAGTGGCTCACAGCCCTTGGTAAGAACCCTACAAAGTTCTATATCCAACCTACTCCACAGAACAGCCCAGACGTTACTGGCGAAAACCCACCAATGCCAATTAATCAACCTAATGGAGCTCCAATCCCTAATCAACAATAATTATGAGTAAAATCCGCACATTCATCGTCAAATACCTAATCAGAAACCTTGGTAATATCCCCTACACCAAGCTATCCGAGAAGGAAATAGGAGTATTGTTTTCGCACATGGCTAAAGACCCAGAGCTTAAACGACTCCCAGAATTTTTCGAGCAATGTGCGGATGCATATAAGAACCAGTATCTCTACACCCAAGACCCTCAATACAAGGGTATGGTGCTGGCTTTTGTTCTATTAAGAGATCGCTTCATAGAACACAAGCCATCGACAAAAGCTAAAGAAGCCGCAAGGCAACAAAAGCTCGTTGGTGACAAGAGAGTTCCAGTTAAGTATTAAATTTTAATCATCATCTCAATCGCTGGAGCCACCAGTAGTAACAAAACAGGTCAGAGGTGAGAAAAAAAATTATGGAAGAAGTAAAAGAGGAAATCGTTTCTGAAGAGAAAGTAGTGGAAGAGGTTGCAACCTCCGAAGCACCAGTAGCGGAAGAAGCGAAAATTGAAGAAGGTTTTAAAAAGGATGGTGAGGTTATAAACAGCAATGAATATAACCAAGCACTCCGAAAAGCTAGGGAAGCCGAAATGCGTGAGCGTGAACTAAAGCGTCAACTGGAAGAAACCGCAGCAAAAAAAGTTGAGGTTCCAGTAGCCAAAGTTGAGCCAATTAAAGAAGCCCCTAAAAAGGATGATATTTGGGCAGATGATGACGAAGACGAGGAAGCAGTTGTAGTTGAAGCACCAGTTGCTCAATCTCCAGATGTTCTTTCCGAAGCTGAACGCATGATGGAAGAAAAGCTTAAACCCTTCTATGAGGAACAGGAATCCAAAAGATTGAAGGCGAAGGAAGATCAGAGAACAGTGTTCTTTGAGAAGCATCCCCAATATCTGAAAGATACTAAATCCTGGAACTTATTGTTAGATACGATGGAAACATCGATCAACCCTAATGCTGGAACCTACTACGACCAGCTCGAAATGGCTGCATTAATCGTAGGAGGTAAACAAGCTAATCCTGCTGTCGAAAATAAAAAGGCGGAGATAGCAGTGGACTCTGGTTCTGGAGGAGGAGTGAAGTCTGGAAGCTTGGAAGACAGCGGCTTAACTGCTGCTGACAGAAAAATAATGAAAGATATGAACATCTCCGAAGAAGGAATGAAAGCCTTTAAAGCGAAAGTCGCCTCTGGGTCTATGACCTTGATAGGTGGCGAACAAATAATTAATTAAAAATTACTAAACTTATGTTTAAGTATGTAAGATCAATCGGTGGCGTAGGTCGCAAACTTGAAAGAGTTTTGCTTGCCTCTTCAACTGCTTTCAAAGTTGGAGATGTTATCGAAACACAAACAACTGGAGTAGGTCTTCCTGTTGCTGCTGCTAAACCAGCATTGGGAGTTATCCTAGATTTCTGTGATGCCAAAGGACTTCCATTAAGGGAATCCGCAATCGTTGCTGGAACAGCTGGCGGAAACTCAGTTCAATCATTAACAACTGGAGGAAGCAATGTAAGCATTTTCGCAAATGTAGACATCTCTTCTTTCACTGTTTATTCAGCTGATGTAACTGGAACTATCGGAACAACTGCAACTTCTGGAAAGCGTGGTATAAAAATCAATATTGATTCCGCTGGAACAAAATACGGATTCGTATTGGAATCAACCGCTACCAGAACTCCTGCAACTATTACTAATTTCACAAGTCTTGGAGTTGACCCTCAAGATGCAACTAGACTTTTAGTTGTTATCGCTAATAGCGAATTGGAGAACCAGTAGACCTAACTAATTTAATTTATAATCTTTTTACAATCCTATGAATGTAGAAACACGAGCAACTTTTGGAGAGGGTTGGATCAAAGGCGTTGGTGCCAAATTCGCAGAAGTGGAAAACCAAGCAGATTCAGCTTACTCTTTAGGAATCGACAGTGCTCTAGGTATTGAAGCTAATACCTATACTCGCCTTTTCAAAGAAAAAACTTCTGATAAGGCAATGGAAAGAATCACTTCAAAGACTGGTGTTGGATTTCCAACTCTTACAACTGAAGGTGAAGACTACGCTGCTGACAGTCGTTTCCCAGGTTATGTTGTTGAATTTAAATTCATCAAAAAAACTAACTCTTTGGAAATTACTGAAGAAGAGAAAGACGACAGGGACAATGACCTTAGCGAGAAATTCAATGAGGCTCATGACCTTAATATCGGAATGAAAATGGAATTTGATAGAAGTGCTTTCAGCATATTTAACTATGCTTTCACAGCACAAGCTTCTCTTCCAGCTGATTTGACCTTCTATTCTGATGGTGTACCTATGTGTTCAGTTCAACATCCTCGTAAAGATGGTGGAACTGCACAAAGCAATGCTAGTTCAACTGGTGTTGTTTTATCTGAAACGAATCTTGAAGTATTGCGTCAGCAACTTCGAAGACAAGTTGATGATCGTGGACTTCCAATGAATATTGGTTCTGGTCGCATGATTCTTTTGGTTCCAGATGCACTTGAAAAAACTGCTCGAATCATTACGAACTCAAAACTTCGCTCAAACACACCTAACAACGACCTTAACATCTATGATGGTATTGTTACTGTTATTTCAACGAAGTGGATTAACTCTCAAAACGGAGGTTCTGACACACAATGGTTCTTGATTGACTCACTGAAATCACCTTTGATTTTCTTCAAACGAAGTGGAATCAAAACTTCAGTTTATGTTGATAACAAAAACAAGAATACCATCTATGACATTTCTGCTAGATGGCAAGTTGGTTACAAGAACTGGAGAGGTATCGTTGGTTCTAAGGGAGATGGTGGAGCATATTCTGCTTAATCTTAGTTTCCTTATAAGCTGTCCCTTCGGGGATAGCTATAAGTAAATTAACTAGTAATAAAAATTTATGGGCAAATTAGGAAGCAAAAACGTCACCCCAGCGGATAGGCTCGCTAATATATTGAGCTCTGAAGAACCAGAGGGTGTAGCAGAAGAAGGAGTTGTTTACTCTGAAGAACTTCCAGTTGAAGCTGAAGATATGATCGGTGAGGAATTACCTATCATGAAAAGCTCTCCAGTGATTGATAATATTCTTTCTGAAATTGCTGAACTCCAAAAGGAAGAAATAATTTCAGCTGAAGAATTGCAAAATGAATATCAATTATCTATCGCAGAAGAAAATATCCCTCCAGTTATTTTAGAAGGAATACCGATGCAAGTAATCGATGGAAAATATGTTCCATACGAACAAGCACAACTTTTCTTTCAAAAGAAAAGAGTTCTCAATGAGTTCAGAAAATATAATCAACTGTTATCTAAATTAAAAAAATAATATGTATACACAAAAGTTTACGTTAATTCCAACAGGTACAACCGCTACAACTACTTCACAAATTTTTGAAACACAGACTGCAGAAAAAATTATAATTGAATTAGCTGAAGGTGGAACAGTATTGAATAGGTCTGGAGCTCTAACAGTGTTTGGATCAATAGACGGAGGCACAGACTTTGTTCAGATAAATACTTTGGTTGATAACGTAACCAACACTAATGCTCAACAGCTTACTAGAGTTGCATCTAAGACTAGAGCTGCAGTTGGAATAGACCTTATAGCAGTAGACCTTGAATATTTTGCATACACCCACATGAAAGTAACCTTAACTGTAACTGATGGTGTTACTCCTACAGGGAACTTCCATGTAGAAGCTATAATCGTACAAGACTAATGGCAAACAATACTATACATCCTGAAAAGTTAAAAAACACTACAGCCCTTGGAGCGTTTTCGATGAATACTGGTTTCCTTATTGGAGAACTTGGGAATGTGATAGTAAAGCCGACTATAGAAACTACAGTCTATGACATTAAGATAGTCAACAATATCGGAGCAACAGTTTATGAGAGAACTGGGGAAGAGGGCACTTTGAGCGAACTGCTTGAGATGCCCCTTCATGGTATTTACGGGGTATATGTTTCAAACGCTACAAGAAATGAAGACTTTCAAATCATGTTAATGATCAAAGAATAATGAAAAGAATAAAGCAAAAAATAATAGTGACTTTTAATAAGGTTTTTTATTTTGCATTTTTAATACAGAAAGCTGTTATCTATAGAAAAGAAATTAAAGAGTTAAGATTGCTGCAAAGATTGCTCGCTGAATATACGGAAGAGATGTTACAAGCGGAAAGAGCCGAAGGAAAGAAGGGTTACGAATATGAGAAACACGAAAACATCGTAAAACTATTAGAAGCAATAATCGATTATGGCAATAAACAAAAAAGGTAAAGAACGAATCATAGCAAGCGAACTTGCGACAGAAGCTACTCTTCAAGCTTTAGTAGCTGCTTCTGGTGGTTCAACATATAGATATATTCAAAATGAAACAGTTGGAGCATATAAGTATTATGCTTATTTTGCTGTTGACGGCTGGAAGATTAAAAGAAAGACCCTTTCGACAGGTGTTTTTATGCAATCAGAAGGAACTGGAGACTACGATACTGCATTTTCTGATAAGGTTAATAAAACTTATACCTACTAATATGCTCAATTTAATTTCAGAAAAGTTAGTTGGCAAGGACACCTACCAAGCTTTTAGAAACAGCGAAAACCTCTCAGAAGTTGTCGTGCTTCGTAATGGGATTTCTTTTGACTATGGAAAGGACTTTAAACAATTTTGGATAAATTTAAAATAGTATGCCAACGAGAATTTTAGTATCAGACGCAACTCTCTCAACCTCAGTAGGTTCTTGGCAATCGGCAGAGGCGGCTAGTTTTAAACAATTTT